CCCCCTGAGCGGCGGCTGTGACACCCTGAGCCAAGTTGGCTGGGATGCGAACGTCAGGCGCTTTGAACAAGGGCACCGTTGGCGCGCCTGCAAACTCAGTTTGCGCAGCGCGTCGTGTGGCCATCAGATCAAGGGCACCCCTTGCAGCGCCAGTTGTAGCACCGCCAATGGCACCGCCCACAAGGCCCATTCCGGGGATGCCAGTTGCTGCCCCCATGGTGTAGCCACCGATGTTTCCTGCGCCGACTGACGGAACATAGCGCTTGATGGTTTCCCAAATTGTCGGAACAGCCGCGTTGGGGATGTCGGCTGGTGCCTGAACAATGCCACGTGCAGCCTCCGTGCGCGCAAGGGCGTCGGGGTCATAGACCGCAGGCGGCTTGGGCGGGGCAAATGGGTCCGCTTGAGGAGCGCCCCTATACTGCTGCTGGGCAAGCTGACTGGTCTTGCGCGCATTGACCCAGTCGTTGGCCATCGCAGCCCCATCGCCAGTGAAGTTGGGGGCATTTTTGATCGTGTAATTGTCGATCCCACGATTGATGGCAGCAAGAACCGCCGCGTCATCCCCATCAGCCTTTGAAAAGCGGCTGTTTACGTTCCTGCGGACGGAGTCGATGTTCTGCGGGGTTAGGCGATTTGCGCCCTGTGCCGGGGTTGCGCTTGTGCGGTTTGACACTGCGTCAAGATATTGGATCTTGCCCGGTGCGGTCACCGGAATTCCAGACCCGTCCACCCAAGACCCCATTCGGGTGTCAAAGGTGTGCGTTGCGCCTGAGAGGTCGGCAGCAGTTAGCGGCGCGGAGGCTTTTGCCCCGGCAAGGTCGTCAAACTGGTCGAAGACGCCGGGGAAGCCCTTTGTCCCCTGAAGGGCTTTCTGGGCCTCTGCAAAGCGCACATTGCCCTGCACGTCGGCAAGACTCAGGCCCATGGCTGCCAACTCATCCTCAACCGACTGCCTAACGCCAGAGGAAAAGTCTGCGGTGTTCGTGAACACGCCACGATGGCTTGTCGCCTGATTATAGGCTGCCTCGACGTTGTCCTGCATGTTCTGAGCAAGGGTGCCCCGTGCCTCTTGACGGATATTGCGTTCAGCTTCGACGTTTCCGGACATTGGCCTTTGGCCGGTCGTCATGGAGCGCGTCGGGCTGATGCCCTGTGTTTTAAGCACGGCCTCCTTGATCGCAGCGGGGCTGACGCCCTTTTTCCCCACAACCTGATTAAGGATGTCTAGCGTTTCATCGCTGTCAAACAGCGCTGGGTTTACCCCCGCATCCCTGAATGCCTGCTGCATTTTCGGGGTGTACTCACCGGCCTTAGTGAAAATTGTCGGCGTTACCCCAGCAGCCCTAGCACCCGCTGCCGCGACATTTGAAGCGCCCTTGACAGTCTTTGCGGCTGCATAGACCGGGAGGTTTGCAGCGACATTGACGCCCTTGCTCCCGCGCCTGATTGCCTCGCCTGCCAGCCGCACTGGTGTTGAGGCTGATGTCGCCAGCTTGGCCCCCGTTATTTCTGTAATGGGGGTCAGAAGGGTTATGACCTCCATGGGGCGCTGCGTCAGGTTTCGGGCAAATGCCGCACTGTCAAACTGGCGCTTACCGGACTTGTCTACATAGCTGTATGTAGACGCAATCCTGCGATATTTGGTCTTGGCCTCATTTTTCCAAGCCTTCATTTCGCTTGGCTTCAGGTAGTATTTTAGGCTGTCGTCCCACTTTCCGGTTTCAGCAGCCTTCTGCGCAGCCATCACCTGAACGTATGCTTCAGATGCCTGCTTGGCCAACTTCAGGGCCTTGCCGGGGTCGGTGACAACTGTTTTCGCAGCGCCATAAAGGGCCTTGGTGGTGTCCCGCATGAAGTCCAAAGGACGCATGTTGTTCCAGATGTTTGCCAACCCCTCCTCTTTGGAAAGGTACGGAGCCGGTGCCGTGCGGTTCATAGTGCGCCGGTCTAAGGGCTGGTTGACTTGTGGAACGCCCCTGACGCGATAGGGGGTAGGGGCCTGAGGCTTGGCGTTCCACCAGTCAGAGACCATGTCGATTATACCGGTGGACTTCTTGTCAGCCATGGAAGCCTCCTACTGAGCGTAATATGTTTTGGGGTCGCCAAGGACCTTATACGGCGTTCCCTTTGGAAGCGCGCCAGCAGCAGGGCGAGACCTGTAGACTGTGGCATTGGACTCTTCGTATGAACGGCCCTGCGCGCCGACACTGGCACCGGGCACGTTGGCCCTGAGCGGGTTGGCTTGGAATAAGCTATTGGCGGAGTTGAACGCAGCGATCTTAGCGTCTGCTTCCTTTTCAGCATGTCGCAGGACGGCCTTTGCAGCGACGGCGGAGAAGTTGGAGGTCCCGTATGCCTTCAGGGCCTCTCTGGCCTCAGGATCGTTGCCATAAGACCTTAGCTGAGCGGCCAAGGCATCCTGCGTCTGCGAGGAGTCGGGTGAGCGAACAAGGTTATCGACCAAGTTCCCGTCAACGCCAAGCTGCTTCAGGCCATTTCCAAGGGCCTGAGTAATTGGCGAGAGCGGGCCACCTGTGCCGATATTTGGAAGCAGGTCGCGAATGGTCTGCTTCGTATCGATGGCAGTGCGGGCGCTATCAATAAGCGGGGCCAGAGCATTGGCGTTGGTGTTGACAAGAGCCGCATTGCCCGTCCGAAGCGCCTCTCTCGACACCGCCGTTACGTTGTTAATGGCGTCAAGCCAAGCCTTGTCGCTGTCCGCGTACTGGTTGCGGTACACTTGGTACAGATCATTGTACTGAGTACGGACGGCATCTGGCAGGCCAGCCTCGCCCAACGCCCTTTCAGTGTCCCTCATTTTATCCAAAGCCGCGTTGCGATCAGCCCACGCCCGCTCGACAGCCGGAGTCATTTCGGCGGCGGCCAAAATTGTCTCTTCTGCGTTGTTTGGGTTGGCATTGTAGGCGCGGGTTGCCGCCCGCTTTGGAATTGCCGTTCCGGGGGCAGGGTATTTCTTTTCGTACTCTTCGCGAGACATGCCCTCTGGGGATGATGCGCCATAGGCCTGTATTGGGCCGCTGACAAAGGCCTTCTGCCTTACAAGCAGGGCGTCCTGAGGGGAGAGGAACGTGTTGGTGAATGTGTCCTTGACCATGCCGCCACTAAGGATCTTGTAGCGACCCTCCAAGACGCCCTTGGTAATTTCCATGGTCTTGGCGTCAGCAAGCTGCTGGGCAACCTTCAGTTCGCCCTGCTTAATGCCAAATGCGCGCTGACCCTGAGCGGCCTGCGCACCAGCGCCAAGGCCAGCAGCAAGTGCCACACCAAGGCTGCGGGTCGGGGCGGTGCCCATGGCCGCGATGCCAGACAGGAGCGGGATGACCGACGTCGCCTTGCCCTTCTTTAAGCCCCGGAAGAAGTTGTTGTCGTCACCGGCAGCGAGTGCGGAAACAGCAGGGGCGGTCTTTGCAGCCTGAGCGGCAATGTCACCGGCAACGCCTGTTGGGATCGTGACCTCTGGCCTTTTGAAAGGCTGCACCTGCTCAACCGCTGGCGCAGGGGCTGCCTCAGCCGCTGGCGGAGCAACGCCCTCTGACGCAAGAAGCTTGGCCCCATCTTCTGGGGTTACACGACGCCAGCTATCAGCGCCTTCTGCGTTTGCATCGACACTGGCAAGGTCATCTGTGGTGGGGGTGTAATTGGGATCAAGTTCGCGATCTGCCTTTTCTAGAAAATCGCGATTTGCAAAGCTAGGCCTGACAGCGCCAGCGTCCTGATACCCTTCGCGCCCCGCAAGGCCACCGGCGGCGCGGTTCTGACGACCCAGACGGTCAGCCTGCTTGGCCATGTAGCCACGCGCCCAGTTAATGGCGCCACCAACAGTTGGGTTCTTTTGCAGTGGCGGGTTGGCCGCAATTGCTTCTTGGCTGACGTAGCGGCTGATTGGCGCGCTAGGGTCGGCGCGAAGCACCTTGACGGCGGTATCTGGTCCCAAGAAGTGGGCAAGATACACATTGCCAGCGTCTGGCTCAAAGCCACCGCGCTCGACGATCTTGGCGTTGCTGGCGATCAGCCTTGGGCCCATTGCCTCGCTGATGGCATAGCCTTCTGGGCTGCGCTTCAGGGCGATGATTTCTGCGTCAGACATGCCCCTTGCGCGGTCAGGATAGTTCTTGCGGAACTCACCGGCAAAGGTGCTGTCGATCATCTGATATGGCCCCTTGGCCGAAGACAGCGGGTTCTTGCCCGTGCCCTCACCGGCATGGATCAGACGGGCGATCTGCATGATGTCCTTGGGGAGTGCGCCCATTGCGGGTGCCAGACCGGTCGGCTTGGCAAACGCCTTTGGCTTCTTGGTCTGGAGCAACTCAGGCAGGCCTTCCTTGGCCGCAGCAGCAAGGCCCGTGGCCTCTGCTGGCTTGGCAAAGGTGACCTGCGGGGCTTCCTCAGCCACCGCCTCAGGGAGTTCCTCGCCGCTCATCAGGTCAATGTTTTTATTTCCGGATGCCGTGGCCTTGAAGAGGTTGCGGACAAACTTGTTGTCGCCGTGATAGAGTCCTGTCGGCTCATACGACGGGGTCTCTTCCATTTCCTCCTCAGGCTCACCGCCCATGGCAAAGTGGCCGCGCTTGGCAGCCGAAGACGTCGCCTTGGCATAATCAACAGCCTTCATGCCGTGGATAGTGCCAACAGCATGCGGCTTGTGGTCTTCCACCTCTTGGGCGATCAGACCGATCTGAGTACGCGGGTCGCCCTTGTAATTGTAGCTGTGGACGATCTGGCCGTCGAACAGCTTACCAATGGGCTTGATGTTTTCCTTCATGCGCTTGTCGGAGCCAAACATGGCGAAAAGCTTGGCCGCAGTGCCCGCGACCTTGGCAGCCTTGGCAAGCCCGCTTTTCTTCTTCTCAAGAGGCCCCGGCGTCATAAGCGGATTGGGCTCAGCCGGTTTTTCCATTTCAGGAACATCCAAGGCGGGCCCGCTGATCTGGTTGGAGTAGGGAATTCCACCGCCCAAAGCGCGGAAGACAAGTCCGGGCTCTTTGCTAAAAAATTCTTCAGGATTTGGGGCGGTCGTGTCTACGGGAGCGGGCGGGGCAACGCCTGTCGGCGCTGCATTGTTGATGGTGTAATCTGTGTCAGGCTTTTTGCTGAGTGGGTCTGGGATTTTCTTTTTAACGTCCTCATCGCCCCAATTCCAAGCGCCGACTTCGCCTCCCAGTTCGCCAACGCTCTTGCCAAGATTGGCAATGGACTGAGCCTGCTCAGCGCCTGTGGCCTGCTTTGGTAGTTCACCGGGCGTCATCAACTGGCGCGGCGTGAATTCGGACTGTGGAACAAGACCACCGCCAGCATTCGGGCCACCAGCATACATACCGCCCTTGGAGATCGGCTCATACATGGCCTGCTGCGCTGCAATAAGCTGCTGCATCATGGCTGGATCAAAGCCTGCAAGGCCACCAGCGGCAAAGCCCTGACCCGCATGCTCAGGCATTACGCCACCACCCATGCTTGCATAGCCCCCATTGGCCATGTGGCCACGGTCGGCAGCGTCTTCGGTCGCCTTGTCGTAATTGACGGTCTTGTAGCCACCAGCAAGGCCAACAGCCTCTGGGTGATGCTTCTGGACCTCTTGGGCGATCAGGCCGATCTGGGTGCGCGGATCGCCCTTGTAATTGTAGCTGTGGATGGTTTGGCCGTCGAAGGTCTTACCAATGGCTTTGATGTTTTCCTTCAGGCGCTCGTCTGAAAAGAAGCCACCCGGCTGAGTGGTTGTCGTCGTGGACCCTGAGGCCGACCCGGTGCCAAGAGCGATGTCGCCCGCCAATTTAAGCTGCTGGTACGGCAGCGACTGCTCCATAAGGAATTCGTTGTACTTTGCAGTATTTTCAGCCTGCTTGGTGGCTTGCTCGACCTGACCGGCGGTCAACTGCGCACCAGCGCCTGCAAGGGCTGCGCCCTGAGCGGTCGTGCCAAGGTCTGCAATCTTCTCGCCGGTAGCCGTGTACTGGCCATAGCCCTGCTGGCCAAGAGCGGCCATGCGATCTGCTGTCGCCTGCGCTGCTGCGCGGTTCGCCTGATCTGCGCTGAGGTTAATAGCCTGCTGACCCGCAGCCGTGCTTAGGGCGGTGTTGTAACCCTGATTGAGGATGTCAGAGAAGATCTTGGCGTTGGCCAAGTTCTGCTGCTGGGCAAGGTTGGCCGCAGCAATGCCGCCACGGTCGCCGCCAAATGCGCCAGAGCGGATGGCATTGCCCATCTGGCCAGACTGCTGCTGCTGGTTCTGCTGATTGAGAAGACCGGCAGTGCCCTGAAGCACGTTCTGGAGATACGGGGACATGTATTTGTTGATGGAGGCGGCGTCGAGATCGCTTGCGTTAACAGTCTCACCGCCGGTCCGCGCATATCCAGTGGCCTCGCCAAGATACTGCTGACCCTGACCAAGGCCAGCGCCATATGCCTGACCGGCAACGCCGTAATAAGGCTGCGCCATGTTGGCAGCGGCGTTGGTGCCCGCAATCCCAGAACGCTGCGTTTCTGTCAGTGGGGCGACGAATTCGCCGGTATAGCGCTGAAACGGCTTGTTGGTGACAACGTCGGCGCGGGCGTTAATCGCGTTGTACCTCGCCAACACCTCCGGTGGGATGCTGATTGCCTGTGTTGACTTAGAGGTTTTGCCGCCCATTTAATGCTCCGTTCTGGAGTGTTCCCCAGTTTTCGCGCCGTATAGGAAAAAAGCACCGCTTGGCTTCCCAAACTGGCGCTCATACATCCGCACCTTAGCTTCCGTCCTGTTATTGGACAATACACCAATTATCAGAGGAATTCCAAGGGTATCGGACACTTTCTTGCTGAATTCGCACAAGCGCCGCGCACGACCGCCCTTTGCGCTGCGATATTCAGGGTGAATAAAGATGGCCTTTTCCTCAACGACGGGCGCATCTGAGTACCACATTGCGCCGATCCTAAGGACCACAATGCCCTCAATAGCGCCGTCTTTGGGGCCGATCAGGCCAACGATGCCGTGGTCTTGGCACAGGGCTGGATAGATTTCTTCAACAAGCTTGCGGGGGTTGGCTTCAAGGAACCCATTTTCCTCAGTTGCCTGCATGGCAATGACCATAATCTCATCAATATCTTCAGGCACTCCGACGCGAATATGCAGGTCGTTTGGGTTTGCCTTATCAGTCATAATCAATCCTTTTTAGGTCCGGGCAAATTTTTCAACGTCTTAACAGTTTCAGCGCGCATGCGCTTAACAAATTCATCCAACACGCGGTGGCCGGTGTCGAGATCCCCACCGCCAGCCTTTATTACCTCATCAGGCGTTACGACATATTCGCCGCCAGCCGCAACAATCGGAACGGTCGCAGTGCCGCCTTCGCTCTTACCGGGCAGCGGTTCGCCATACGGGCCATTCTCGACGCCATAGGGCTCTTCCTGACCGCTGTAGGGAATGCCGCCAAAGATGCGGCGCATATGCTTAAAGCCAGCCATCGTGTTGCCTTCGCCCATCGCGCTGATGATGTCAGCAGGGATGACGTAAGACCCTGAGGCAACGTGCATTGGCAGGTGATCTGTGCGGCCCGCAACGGCGCTGTGGATGGGGCCGCTGTGCAGCTTGGTCGAGACCTGACCGCCTGTGGCGCGGGCTGTACGCGCAGACTGCTTGAAAGCCTCTGCTGTGGGCGCGCCTTCGCTGCCGACCTTGCGCATGCGCTCCTTTGAGCCATGCTTGATGCGCTCCCGCTTGGCGTGGATATTGGCGTAGAGCCCGCCGCCATCAGCCTTGGTCTTGCGCGCCGTGGACAGCGCCGCAGCAATGCTCTGATCGCGAGGATGACCCGCCTTGATCATTTCGGCAATGTTGCCGCTGATGACCTTCTGCGATTTACCGTGCTTCAATGGCATAATAACCTCACGAATAGCTGACTGTGACAACCTGACTTGTGCCCGGTGCCACGACAATGCCGTAAACCACTGGAAGATTAACAAATACAACGCCGACCGTCATGGGGATAGTGTAAATGGGCCGCGTCAGGACGCCCGTTGAGGAGGAGTCATAAATGGTTCCGACAGTAGACCCAGCGGTCGTGACGCTGACCATGGCCAAGCGTCCGGAACTCCCGCTCACAAGCGTAGAGGCGGATATTTTTTGCAGGATTTTTGCACCCTGCACACTGACATAAGTCTGCGCCACACCGTTAATGGCAGAGGCAATGTTTTTTGCCGTGGTCAGAAGATCGCTTAATGATGCCATATCTCAATCCGATCTAAAATTTACCGTCAGGCTGAATGCGGTAGCGCATGTTACCGATACGCCAAAACGACCCAGTGTCACTGCTTCCAAGGGAGATCGACACAAGCCTTCCGCGAAAGCGCGGGCTGACGAAAGTCGTTTGCTGCGTCAATTCATACGGGCCAAATGCGGTTGGCGTCTGGCCAGCATAATCCGTGACATAGAATGTGAGGTTGATATTGGCATCTTGGGTGCCGCCGTAATATCCCCACTTCATGTCTGGCCAGACCTGATCGACAAATGTCTTCACGTCAGCATCAGACATGGCAAAATAACCAGTCTGGAAATTGGAGTCCATCGCTTCGCCATCAGCGTCCGTCGATGTCTCATGCTGGTAAATGTACAGGGTGCTTGGGTCTGCACCAACGGGAGGGCCAAGGACAGACTGGTCAACCCAAGCCGACCTGCCAAGGGTGCCAAAGTCCCAAGCCCTCAGGAATACGTTATATTTGGCGTATGCGTTGACCTCACCGCCATTGCTCATGGTCGGATAATACCACGCTATTTCGCCAAATCGGGAGTTCACCGCAACGCGGATTTTGTCCAGATTGGTCTGGTCAAGGTCTTGGAAGATGACGTCCCAGATCGGGCATGCGACAGGCTGCACACCCTCATTGGTCATCGAAAAGAATTGCGATGGCCCCATCCAAAACACAGATCCATTGATGGACGCGGCGGCATTTTTCGCGATCAGGCCGCAACCAGAGCCGACTTCGTTGAAGGAGTATACATATGGCTGGCCAATGTACTGCATCGACCAGACGCCAATATCGGTCCACAGCAGCGCCTGCTGCGCCGCCTGAATTGCGCCGACAATCTTAGAGCCCTTGGGAAGGCGGTAAGACCCCGCCTGATTGATGACAGTCCCAATCCAATCGGAATAATTGCTGACATCGCACCAGCGAACAAGCAGCGGGTCTTGGATGCCGGTAAATGTTGAGCCCCAAGCGATGATCTGGCGCTGCGGCATGGCAACAAAGATGCCGCCATTGACGGGCGGAGCCTGCGGGATAACGGTCGCGGTCGGGGCGGAGCCAGTGGGGTCCCACTCATAAATGGGCTGATACTGGGGTGCCTGCTCATACCTTGGACAGGAGAGGAGGATCTCTCCCCAATTGTCTAGGGACCAATCGTCCGCATTAATTCCAGACCCTGTGGTGGGGGAGATGGCAGTGCCTGTGCCATATCCGCCGGAGCCATAAGTGCCAGAGCCATATCCAGTGCCTGCGGCAATTGCCCCCTCGCCAATGTTGTAAATGAAGTGGGCCTGATTGCCGTTCAAATACCCCGTCGTGGTCGATGTCGGGAGCGTCAAGGCGTTGATGGTGAATGCGTTGGCGCTGCTGACGGTTTCGACAGTGAAGTCGCCATAAAAGGTCGTTCCGCCAACCGTCGTTGACATGAGAACGGGAAAGGTGGAGCCCACGCTATAGCCATGATTGGCCAGCGTTACCGTGACAACGGGATTGTTGGTCACGACAGAGAAAAGCGGCAGTGTCGGGGTGGTTGACGTCGATGTGGCTAGGAGCGCAGTCCCCAGCGCGTCCAAGGCCTGCACGGAATAAGACGTGGCCCCTGAATAGCCGTCAGGATTGCAGGGGTACGTGCCAAAGAGAACAACGCCCCCAATGGAGATTTGCGTGGCAATGTACACTGAATAATAAGAGGTGATGCCGGTCGTCGTCGCATCTGTAATGACAACGTAGCTGCTCCCCAACGTGGTCGAAGCGGCGGCGGCGATGTCGTCTGAAACTTGGCGGGGCGTGATATTACTGGCAACGCCGTTCGTAATCACGCCAAGCTGCGCAGAGCCCGAAACCCCAATCTCCTCAGTGCCATAGGCAAGGTGCTTAGTGACTTGGTTGTCCTGCCAAGCCCAAAGGGCGCGGACGATGGCTGGCGTGGTGTTGGCGTAATATTTGGTCCAGCCGCCAAGCTTTTGGATCAAAGCACCCTGCGCCTGATCATAGATGAAGCGGACAAGGTTGCTGGTCGAAATGCCTGCCTCATTCAGGGCTGGCGTTTCGTTCTGATCGACGCCGGGGCGTAGCTTCAAACTGGCGTGAGGCATGAAGCGCTACCTTGTTGGAGTGGCCGCGACCGGTGGCGACATGGAGGACCATGCGGACGCGCTGAACTTCTTGCGGCCCTCTTCCACCCCAGCGCTCTTCAGCAGGTTCTGATACTGCAATTCGTAGGTCGGCCCCATTGAGGGGTCGTTCGATGCCTGACCGAAATTGCGCTGATACTGGGAGATGTAAATCAGCGAGGCTTGGATCAGAAGATCCGGGAAGTAGGTGCTGATAAACGTCGTGCCGGTGTCGGCCAGAGCCGTTGTCGCATTTTCGTACAGAGTCGGCAGGCGGACCGTGCCAAAGACCTCGACGTTATAAGAGGCGTCAGGATAAGGGCCAATAATGATATTGTTGTAAGTTGTGCCGCCAGTAGAAAGATCGCCACCAAGCATGGCAAAAAGCTTTGGCTGCGCCCTGCTGCCAGCGGCGGACGACCCGTACACATTTTGCAGGTACTCCTTTGTCGATGGGAGCAATGGGACCGTGACGCCAGACACGTTCAGGGTAACCGTTTGCACCGTGACAAAATCATAGGCCCCAAGCTGCAATTGATTATTGCCAATTGTCAGGGTGTAAGTGCGCGATGTCTGCGACGGCAGAAGATCCAGATCGCGCTGGATGCGGAGTTCCGCATAATTGAGCATCTGCGGGATGGTGACGTTGAAAGCTGTATCGACCCCTTCGACAACGCCCGCAGTCGTCTGCACGTTAACGACGGCCATGTTTGCGACCTGCGTCACATAGCCGTTATAGGTGAGCGGTGTTGTCTGAGGCGTTGCTGTCATGGCTTCCTGCCGCAATGAAAATGACTGCGGCGTTCTACCAAATGTGAAGGCAATGTTCTAGTGCCGATGGTCAATCGATTTTTTCGGTCATCAGCCTGAGATTTGCAAGCAGTCTTTCGTCGTCAGGGGCATGCTGAAGGGCCAATTTGCACTGCTCAATTGCAGCATCTTTCATGCCAAGGTTCCAAGCGGCAATGCTGGCATAATCGTGCGGCTTTGAGCCCCAGACCTCAGGATCGACCGTGTAGACCAACTCCCTGTCCTTGATGGCCAGTGCTGACAGCGCAGCGCCATAGCATTCGGACCACAGGTGCCGGTCATAGGCCAGCTTGGCAATCTCAACCCAAGGTTCGCGGGTGTTGGGCGCTTCTACCATACCCATGCGCGCAGCCCTCATGGCATTATCCCAGTCGCCAAGTTCGTGATAGCTGCGGGACATCACCCTGTATGCGTAGCAGCGCTCATTCGCCCAATCCGCACCGGGCAGGGCGAGGTACCGATTGCACTCCTCAATGGCCTTCTGCCACTGGCTGTGGAACGACAGTTCGCGGGCATAGTAGAATGCGTTGCGGGGGTCGTGCGGGTCTTCCCTGACCGACATCTCCAGCAGCGGGAGGTACTGGCCACGGCTCTTGGTCGGGTCGGGCTTGTGGACCACCAGCAGCATTTCGGTCTGGGCGTACTTTTCATTGATCAGGTACGGAATTGGGTACTCATGGCACGGGTGCGTCCAGCGATAGCCGTGACGGGCGTGGATTTTTTCGTAGAAGAATGCGATCCCAGCGCCCCAGTCGAACTTGTAACGCAGGCGGGTGGTGTCAAGCGTCCACACGCGCTCAATATCCTCACGCCATCCGGGCTGGAGTTCTTCGTCCAAATCCAAGCTGACGCAGACGTCGATGTCCTTGGGGATCAGGGCCAGAGCGGCATTGCGGGCGTCGTCAAAGCGCCAAGGCGTGATGCAGATTTCGTGGACCACGACGTTATTGTACTCGCAGGCCTCGCTGACTGTGTCGTCGGTGGACCCAGTGTCCGCAATCAGGATCAGGTCCGCGCCTTGGGCTGACTTGCAGAAGCGATCAACGAACATCTCCTCATTCTTGGAGATGGCGTAGACGCAGATCTTTAGCGGCATGGGCTCATCGCCATAGACGTAAACGCCGATCTCATTGTCGATCACGCTGTCGAGCGGGATGCCAAAAGCGCCCTTGACCTGCTCATCAAACCAATTGTCCACGACGTGCTTTTCGTAAGGGTTGCCGTCGTATTCCTCCTGCGGGTAGTGCCCCAAAGGAATGCTGATGATGACGTATTTGGCGCACTTCTTCAGCTTCTTGACTAGCGCGCTGGCCTCATTGACCGTCATATGCTCAAGCACGTCGCCAGCAATGGCCACGTCATATTTGGCGGTCGTTGACAGCTTGCGGGCGTCCGCAATGATCAGGTCGTGATAAAGGTCCTTGAGGCCATATTTCTCGACATAGGGCTCCCAGACCTCAACGCCGGTCCATTGGATGCTTGGGAAAAGCTTTGCATAAGTCCCAGACCCGCACCCAATGTCGATGCCCGTCTGTGGGTTAATGCGCTTGATAGCCTGCTTGATGGCGGATTTTCCGCTGTCTGAACTGAATGGCATAAAATAGGTACCTCATGGAATAGGATAGGTGAGTTAGGGATATGGGTTACGGGCTGGCAGTGCAGGTCGATGGGAAGGAGCGCGTCGTACCGGGCCAGATGATGCGGACTGCGCCAACTGCGCCTGAGCCAGCACCCCCACCGGGGCGTCCACCACCCCCGCCAGCACCATAAGCACCACCGGCTCTGCCCGCACCACTCGTAGAAGAGGTTCCAGAAGCCCCGCCGCTACCGCCGCCACCACCTGTATTGGACCCACCGGCTGCGCCATTAGAGCCGAGGCCAAGAATTCCAACCCCACCGCCTCCAGCGCCGCCTCTACAGGCGCCAGCGCCTCCGCCCCCGCCGCCTCCAGCGCCTCCAGCGCCAGCAGTTGCGTTAGCGGTACAACCATTTCCACCTTTGCCACCAGCGCCAGAATACCCGCCAGCGCCGCCGCCGCCGCCGCCGCCTAAGCAGCAACATGAAGCGCCGCCATTACCGCCGGAGCCACCAGTTCCTGTGACCACAGAGCCACCGGAAGCGGCAATATAGCTTGTTGCGCCAGTGCCGCCATTAACAAGCAAAATACCGCAGCTAAACCGGCTTGAACCACCAGAGGCTTCGCAGATGCCACCAGCCCCAACAACCACAGTGTAGCTGCTTCCGGGGGTTACCGTTATATTGTTAGCGTAAGCCAGCGCGCCGCCGCCGCCGCCGCCAAGGCCGGTGTTGGGATAGGTTAGGCAAGCGGCTCCGCCGCTACCACCGCCGCCGACAGCGACAACAGACACGCTCGTAACGCCTGTAGGCGCGACCCAGCTATAAGTGCCAGCCGTTGTGTAGCTTTGTGAACCGCCCGCTAAAGTCCCCGCAGTCGGCCACAGACCTTGCTTCCGCCAGTATGTAGCGTCCGCCATCGTCCACACGCCAGAAGCCGCGCCGCACTGGGACGGCCCAGCGGGTGTGACGGGGGTCTTGCGAATGATGCCACCGGGCCAGCGGTTACTCATGTGCGGTTCCTTACGGGTCGATTATAGCAGTAGACGTGTCGCGATCCAAGCGCAGTGTTCCCTCGCAGACCATGCTCCAGTCATGGCCTGTCTTCTCACCGCGACAGGGCACGTTGATATGCACGTTCTTGGTCAGATACTCCTTGCCATCCTCAAATACGCGCCAGACATGATCGACAGTCCCGCGCCCCGGCTTGCCCCGCGTCTGGTTATAGCGGATGTGAAACAGGGCCATTAGACAATGTCGGCTGCGGGCATGGGGCATGCGGCTGGCGCATTCTGCTGGACCGTCAGGTTGAAGTGAATGAAGCGGAACGGTGCCTTTGAGGTGTTGCGGCCAAAGCTGTGGGCCAACCACGAAGGTGCAAACATCATCATGCCCGGTTCTGGTTTGAAGTTGATCATGGTGCTGGCGAGGGTGGCCTGCGATGGATCAGCCTCAGGCAGGCTCATCATGACGCGCCCCGGACGCGGATCGTGGACGACGGCAGGTGGGGCCCCTTCCGGCACGTCAAGGAAGTAGAAGCCGACAAGGAAGCTGCCGCCCGGATGCGCGTGATGGTCCATTGACGACGTCTGGTAATGCTCTTGGCACCACAACTCCGTGAAAACGGTGCTGAAGTCGTTCATCGCATAGCCTTGGCTCGACAGGATGTTCCACGCCGTGCTGCCAACAAAGCTGGCGAACTCTTCAATGCGCGGGTCCTCAAGCATGTTGCCAGACATCAGGACAGGATGAATTTTGTTGGGCTTGGCCTTCCCGTGGATCTGCCTGATGCTGTCGAGCGCAATGGCTTTTACGGCCTCAAGAAACTGCGGCTGCTTGGTGATGTAGATAGGGGTTGCAAAATAATGAAGTTCGTCCAGCGGGGCCACTTCGGGCTCAACCGCCTTTTCCTTGCGCGCCATGATTGCTCCTCAGATAGATAAGTTAAGGCGCTACCCAATTGCCACTTTCATCCTGCTTAGGGAAGAGGGGAAATGCAGGTGTGATCGGATTGACGCTTTCCAGCACCCAAGCCTGATGCGCAGCAAGACAGTCAAGCCAAAGCTGCTTTTGGGCTGCGTCTTCCGTTTCGTCCGCAGTTGTCTGGCAGCGCTCCATGCGGAACTGATGCAGCGCGTTCGCCGCTTGGGTGGCCTGTTCAGCCAGTTCAACATCCTTGGCTGTGCGCTCTTCGTCCGTCATCTGGCGCACCGCGTGTACGTCCTTCACGACGCCGTCAACCCACTGGTAAGTCACGCCTTCGTACACCTCATAGGTGTCAGGCACAGGGGCATCCACGCGGATGAACTTGGCAAAGGTGTCTGGCAGGTTGTCCGTATCAACGCCGGGGAAGGCTGCGCGGAAGTTGTCCGCGAAGATCGGGTGCTCATGCGGCTGTCCGTCGCGGATTTGAATGTAAAGTTCGAGGTCAGTATGTTCCATGTTTTTACTCCTAAATCACGCGCCGACGCAGGTCGAGGGGAATGATGGTGTGCCGCGTGAGCCGCCAGCCCAAACGATGCGAACAGCGCCGCCAACGCCAACCCCACCAGCCGCGCAACGGCCACCACCCCCGCCACCGCCGTATAAGCCGCCAGTAGGAGAACTGATGCTGCCATTAATTCCACTAGCGCCGCCAGAGCCGCCGACGCCACCGCCGCCTTTAAGTAATCCTCCTGAACCAGATGTACCTGCTCCATATATGCCAACACCGCCGCCACCGCCGCCCCGCGTGGTGGCGGTGATACCTCCGCCAGCGCCGCCGCCGCCACCGCCGCCTGTAAAAGAGTATCCATTGGAAGTATTGCAACCACCAAAGCCTCCGTTACCAGAATACCCAGCAGCAGCGCCACCCCCGCCCCCACCGGGGTAATTGCCAAGGCACCCGGCTCCACCACCGCCGTTACCGCCATTATACCCTGCGGTGCGAGTTCCTGACGGCGCACCGCCACCACCACCACCGCCGCCGCCATTGCCGCCGCCGCCAGCGACCATGCTAAATGCCGTTGAAGCCGTCGCAATGCCCCCAACCACGACAGTGTAAGAACTCCCCGGCGTAACAGAGACAGCATTTCGATATGTTAAGGCGCCGCCACCGCCACCGTTACCAGATATAAGTACGAGAACGGGAGTCCCGCAACAACAAGCGGCACAGGAATACCCGGCTGAGCCATTCCCGCCACCGCCAACAGCTATCGCAGCCACGCTAGTCACCCCGGTGGGCGCAACCCAGCTATAAGTTCCCGCTGTCGTGTAAGTCGCGCATGTCGCAGGAACCGCAGGCGTCACGCTGTTCGATGCCGCGCTGCATGGACCAGTGCCAGTTGCATTAGTCGCTTTGACCTTGAACGTGTAAGCCGTGCCGTTTGTCAGACCGCTTACCGTAATGGGTGACGATGCGCCGGTACCTGTGACGCAACCGGGTGTGGAAGTGGCCGTGTAGCCAGTAATCGTAGCGGGGACACCCGCGCAGGCAGGAGCTGTGAAAGTAACACTCGCGGTCGTATCGCCAGCCGTCGCCGTACCAATCGTCGGCGCACCGGGAAGTTGTGGCCACAGCCCTTGACCGCGACCCTGAAACTGCTGGGAGAGGCTCCACATGCCGGAATAATTGGGCACTTACAGGTCTCCCGTGTTGGTCGATGGGAAGGAGCGCGTCGAACCGGGGTAGATAATGCGCACAGCACCGCCTCCGCCGTTACCGCCCGCAGCGCCGTCATCGTTGGCAGCGCCACCGCCGCCGCCGTACAAGCCTCCCGCGCCGCCGGTATCTGTGCTGACAACTGACGACGATCCGTTCGCGCCGCCAGACCCGCCTCCGCCGCCACCGCCAATGGACCCTGAACCGCCCGCTCCCGTCGCGCCCTTGCCGAGAATGCCGACCCCGCCGCCACCTCCGCCGCCGTAGGATGAGATATTGCCAGCGCCCCCGCCGCCGCCAGCGCCCGAACAGGCCGCCCCAGAAGCACCTGAACAAGATATGCCCCCGCCGCCCCCAGCACCAGAATACCCGCCTGCACCTCCAGCGCCCGGACCGACAGAAGTCTGACGACCAGCGCCAAAGCCACCAGCGCCGCCAGTACCCACAATTACTGCGCCGCCTGTCGTCGCGGCTGCCGATGTGGTGCCCGCGCCGCCGCCGCCCGCTTGCACAAGATACGTCGCACTTCTTTGTAGCGCGCTTTGACCGCCAGCAGTTCCGTCAGCGCCATTAGCGCCGCCCGGACCGCCTGCACCAACAGTTACCGTGAGCGTTTCTCCCGGTGTGGTTGAGATGTTATTAGTGTATGCAAGAGCACCGCCCGCGCCAGCGCCACGGGTGCAAGGGGAATTGGAGCCACCACCGCCGCCGCCAGCGCCCACGGCAACGACCGCGATAGACGTGGTGCATGGGGGAACGACAAAGGAGTAAGTGCCTGCGGTTGTGTACGCCGTTTGCCCAGTGTTATTAGGCGTCACGCTGTTGGACGCGGCGCTATAAGGGCTTGGGCCGTAGCTATTGATTGCAGAAACAGTGAATGTGTAGGCTACGCAGTTGGTAAGGCCAGTCACCGTGACAGGCGAAGAAGTGCCGGAGCCCCCCTTGCCGCAGTTGGAGCGCGCCACATAGGACGTGATCGCGGAACCTCCGACGCAAGCCGGAGCGGTGAACGCGACTGATGCTGTAGTGTTACCCTTAACCGCCGTACCAATCGTCGGCGCGTTAGGAGCGCGGAGCGGGTTAAACCCCGCGCCAAGAATGCCGCCCTGATACCGATTGGACACAGGTTTGGCTCCTTAGGACATGACTTCGTAGCTGACGGTGTATGTGATCTTGCTGGCCGTGCCGGAAGTGACGGAAATGCAGGTGTTTTCCATCAGGTAGATGGCCGTCGTCTTGTCAGAAACGATCAGAGATGCGTCAGCCGGAACTGAGATGGTGGAGGCAATCGGATAAGCGGTGCCGCCCGAAGGGGCCGACCCTTGGGCGACAGCGCCGTTCGTATAGATCGAAACGGTGCAGTCAACCGCGTTCGTGCCATCGATATTGGCCGCGATGATCTGGTTGATGCGGAAGACCTGCCCAGAAGAGGCGGCATTAGTCAGCAGCACGACGGCAGTGGTGCCTGTCGGTGTAAAATACGTCGTAGAACCTGTGATCGTGCTGACGTTTGCAAGATTGGGCGATGCCATATTCCAGCCTCCTAGAAGCCAAGTATCATGATTTTACCGATCACACCAGTCGCCGCAGCGCCTGTCGCGCCAGTGGGACCCGTGGGGCCAGCGACGGTTGAGTTGGCACCTGTCGGACCTGTTGGGCCATTGGTGCCGTTAGCGCCCGTTGGCCCAGTCGGACCTGCAACAGTGCTGTCTCCGCCTGTCGGGCCTGTGGTTCCGGTGGGTCCGGTCGGGCCCGTAACGCCTTGGACGCCCTGAGCGCCCGTAGGCCCCGTGGGTCCGGTCGGTCCGTCTGTGCCATTGGTGCCCGTTGGGCCGGTCGGGCCCTGATTGCCCTGAGCGCCCTGAGCGCCTGTCGGACCTGTCGGACCTGCAACCGTGCTGTCAGCGCCGGTCGGGCCTGTCGGGCCCTGTACGCCCTGAGCGCCTGTTGGGCCCGTGGGACCGGCAACCGTCGAAGCTGCGCCTGTTGGACCGGTAGGACCGTCAATGCCAGCGGTGCCCGTGGGGCCTGTGGGACCTGCACTTCCAGTCGGGCCCGCAACGCCTGTGGGGCCTGTGGGGCCTGCCTGCACGTTGGTAACCTGCGTGGCCGTGACAATGACCGAAGGGTTGACTGGCGTGGTGGGAGTGGTGCCCGCAGCGAGTGTCTCAAGCGACATGGCCGGGTCAGACGACTGCCAATAGAACTGGATATAGTCGCTGGCCGAAAGACTTAGGACATAGTTCCAAGCGGGCAGGGAGTGCTGTCCACTGCCCTGCATGGTAATTTCGCCGGAGGTGTCAGGAACGTCCGTTCCATTTTTCTTAATCCAAATGCGGACAGTGTCGCTTGAGGAGTTGGTTTTTACAAATTGGAAGGAGAACTGGATGTTGTAAACACCGGCATTGGGGAATGTAATCTGACTTCCGCCCACAATGCTGACGCCATTGGATGCTGGATCGGTGTTCCCGATAAGGACCAAATTGGCGGCGGTGGTTCCGGCGTTAGGCTGATCAGTCGTGTCCCAGAACGACCCCCAATAGGCCAAAGATCCGCCGGGACCTGTAGGGCCTGTCGGGCCAGTGCTGCCGGTCGCCCCTGTCGGACCCGTTACGGACAAGCCAGTGCTGCCCGTGGGCCCAGTGGGTCCTGCAACCGTAGATGCGGCACCCGTAGCGCCTGTGGGGCCAGTGGGACCCTCAACGCCTTGAGCGCCTGTCGGGCCAGCAACTGTCGATGCAGCGCCCGTGGGGCCCGTTGGACCCGTTATAGAAGCGCCGGTAGCGCCCGTTGGGCCTGAGGACCCTTGGGTCCCGGTGGCTCCCGTGGGCCCAGTGGGGCCATTAGCGCCGGTAGGGCCTGCAATGCCTTGAGAGCCCTGATCGCCAGTAGGGCCCGTTGGACCGATGCTGCCGGTTGGACCGGCCACGCCCGTTGGGCCAGATGGTCCTTGGTTGCCTGCCGCACCCTGACTGCCCGTAGGACCGGTAGGCCCTGTTGGACCGGTAGCGCCAGTGCCGCCCTGAGCGCCTGTGGGTCCGGTGGGGCCTGCCTGAAGGCCTGCGATGGCGGATGCTGTGGTGCGACGAGAAGTGCCAGCCTGCACAATTTCCAACTGCTCCGTACCATCAAGCGATGTCGCAAGTGGAAGCTGAGGAATTGTTGTGTTGGCCATTGTTAAATCCCCGTCTGCGGTATCTGGGTGAAGCCATATGGCAGACCAACCAGCGCCGTGACCATGTTTGTCGTCGCAGTGAGCAGCGATGCGGCGGGTATAGCCGTATTTGTCTGATAGGTAAATGCCGTGGCCGTCGTCACGGTGATGCTGTAAAACCCGCATGCCTTGACGTTTGCGAGGCCCTGAACGGAGATCTGAGCGTCGGTCACAAGGCCATGCGCCGCTGAGAACGTGACAGAGATTTGGTCTGTGCCAATTGAGGACACAGAAAGCGGGTTAAGCTTGACGTCAAAATGCTCCTTGCCAACAAGCGGCATGATCGCGCCCTGATCCAAGCCAGTCGGCGGACCCACCTGCTGCGTCAGCAAATTCTCCCCATCCTGCGTGACCAGCGTCACGTTGACAGGGATTGGGATGCCGGTGGTGGGGTCAATGAGCGGCGGGGCCGTAACTGTCTGATAGTCAGTCTCAGCGACCCTGAAGTCCTGTGTACGCGCCTGCATGATCGGAACAGGGTCCGCAGGCACCACAATTGCCCTCAACTGGTCCTGAGGTGTGTCCAAGCAGCTATCGCAGACAAGGATGCGGACGTTCTGCAAGGCAGCACCGCGCCAGTCATACTGCCACTGGAGATCGACGTGATTGTACCGGAACCCGCAGCGGTCGCAGATCGCATGCGCTTGAGGGCTGGATGAACTTGTTCTGGCCCGACCTGACTGTGAGGCGTATGCCATCGATCCTACCTAAAATAGCCGGAAATAGACGGGCTGATGTAAAAGTTGGCTGTTTCCACGTTCTGCATTGCGGCAATCTGATATGCCTCGTCAGCCAGTGGCTTCAGGATTTGAAGGCGATCAGGGGCCCAGATCATGGCCAAGCGCTGCGCCAGACCATAGGCAAAGGCCTCAAGGAAATAGACCGGAGCGTTGACCGTCTGCCCATTGGTGAATTCGGCGTCGTCAATCTGGCAAAGCTGGTAGAACTTCAGGGACGTCTGGGTGCCATCTGGAACAGGCCACAGCGATACAGTCCCGCTGATCTGACGGTCCTGCCAGTACGTTGTCGGGAAGCCCTGCTGCTCCTTGTTGGGATAGGAGGCATATTCCGTGCGGCTGATCGGAAGGATCAGGCGGTCAATCGGGGGCCCGGAGCCATCGTCCGTTTCGATATAGGTGTCGAGCATGACGATGTTGTTTGCAGGAAGATTGTACTCCGACTGCCCTGCAATGAGCGGGATCGTCTGGAGGTTGACCATCCAAAGGTTAACACCCTCTGAAGACCAGCGGCCAAGCAGCAGGTTCGCTGCCATCCGCGCCGACTCCATATGCTCCTGAAGAAGCGCGGTGTTGCGAATTCCACACAGGTTAAAGGCGTAGAGCGTCAGTTCGCCAAGCGACGGATTGTAATTGAAAGTGCCGCTTACGGTCATGCCGTTTACCCCTTAGAGAGCGCCATCGTTCTTGATGTAAACAATCTGCATGTTGGCATCAACTGACGTTGAGGCTGTGGTGCTGATAGCACGGATTTCGAAATCGATCTTTTCAGAAACCGGAATGGGGTAGTCAAAGCTGATCTGAGCGTTGCCGCCATTTGAGCAAATCCACTGCAAAGAGCTGTCAAGCGGAGCCCCCTGTGAGGAAGCGACAAACAGGCCAAAATTGGTCCACTGGCCGGAAGTTGCGTTGCCGGAAGAGGACTGGATTGCGGTGATGTACGCAGTGTAGCCTGCGGGGACCGTCCAAATGGCTGACGTGGCACCCGACTGGGCCAAATAGTTCAGGTAAACCACCGCAGGGACGCCTGCGGTTACAGTGCCCGTACCCACAGAAATGGTGCCCGCTGCCGCCAGACCGCTTCCGGCGGTCGCCACATACATGTGCGTAACGCGCAAGAACGAATTGGTGGTGTTGACGCCGGTCTGGCCGTTGAGCGTCACCGTCTCTTGGATCTGATCGTAATTCCCGTCCAAGCCTTCAATCGTCACCGTCCGGGCACCGGTTCCGGCTGCCGCGTCATTTGCGCTTGTGCTGGCAACAACCATGACCTGCGCCGTTGCAGGATAGACATAAATGCCGCCACGGTTCCAAACTGTGGCCTGCGAAGTGCCCAGCGTTGGGAGTGTGCCCGAAACCAAGACAGTTGAGTGCCCTGTGATCTGGCCACGGGAGACCTGAAGTTCGAAGGGTTCAGTCGCTCCAACGCGGCTGATGGACTGACAGACAACACCGGAAGCCATAAAACATACCTTTCGCAGAAGGCCTGAGGCCTGAAATTACCGTGACATTAGCACTTATTGATGCGGGAAACTAGCACTTCACGTCCCATCTTTTGAGCGCCAGATTGATCCGGCTGTTTGGGTCGTGCGCCGTCTTGGCCGACGTGAGTTTTTCCTTCATCCCGCACATCCTTGAGCGGAAGTTGTCGCGCCTCTCTGCTGCCGCAGGGCTGCGATCCGCTTCTCCGGCTGTGACCGGTCTCTTGATATTGTGACCCTCAGCGCGGAGAGATGCGCGCCCTTTGTCGTTCAAACCGCCAGAACTGGACTGACCTTCTTTGCGTTGCCAAGCGTCGGACATGCTCTTCTCCATAGTAAAACGGGGGCCGCTAAGCCCCCGTTCTATCTTCACAAGGTCTTAGCGATCAGTTGATCGAACCGCTGACATTGCGACCCTTTGCAGGGGTACCTGCGCGGGCGGACGTGAATGGATTTGCATCAGACGATGCGCGGCCACCCGACTTGCGCGGCTTGCGACCGGCGCAGGCCATGGCATCCATGCCCTTGACCTTGCCAACAGTCTTGCCACCGCGCTTGCGCTCGACAGCTTCCTTGTTGACGTTGCTTTCATAGGTGTAGCGCATGTTCTTGCTGCTGAGGTCTTCAGCGGCTTGATTGACGCCACCAGATGCGCGAGTTTTACGACCCTTCATAGCGAATATCCTTTACGCCGTAAGGTTGTTGGACTGGATATAAGTGACGGTCAGAACACCGACGCCGCTACCCGTGTTTGTGGATGTAACCAAGACCTGAATGTCGGTCGAGCCCACGTCCTGCCAGTTGGCAATCGCTGCATCAACAGTGCCGGGATTGGCGCTGACAATGCCCTTTGTGCCACCTGCAACAGCGCCAGCAGCAGTCAGCGCCGTGGCCGAAGCCGTGGTGCCAATGCCAAGCGTTGATGCAGTGCCCGTCCAAGCAGTCGAAACCAGCAAATCGATGCTGAGGATCTGACTGTCGGCTGGGATGACAATCGCAGTCGTGTAAACGCCAGCAGACGAACCATTGGTCGCCTGTGTGATCACTTCCGACTGAGCCATGACAGCGTAGCCAACATTGGCTGTGCCGTTATAACCGCCAACACCGGCAAGACTGCCAGTGCCGTCGCTCTGGAGGACGTTGCCCGCCATAATCGGCCCGGTAAAAGTAGTAGTACCCATTGGGAACCTCCTTTAAGGTTACCCCCTCCCGCTAAGAGAGGGGGTGCCGATTGATTACGAAGTCGGGAACGAACCGTAGATCGAACGCCAGTTGTAATAGCCGAAGCTATAACGCTCATAGCCCTTGACCAGAAGGTTGTCGGTTACGAAATCGACCTGCATGTCGGTTTCGAACTTGACGCGCTCCATGTACGACAGACCGTCGATGTTGGTCAGAAGGAACCAAGCATAGGCCGACGTCAAGAAGTCGTTGACCATGTAGCCTTCTGGAAGACCACCGCTGGTGCTGAGGATGGCGTTGACGTCGTTGTCAGCCGTACCCGGACGGAGTTCCGTCTTGGTGAGGCGGATAGCGACAGGCTCAAGCTGCGGCGGAACGATAAGCTTGCGGCCACGGGCGAAGACCTTCAGGCCAGCCTGATCCTTGAAGTTCGTGCGGATCGCGATCATCGCGTTCAGCAGCGTGGCTTCGTTGAGATCGACCTGCGTCGTCGGCGTGTTGGCAACCGTACCACCGTCGATGGGGTGAGCCGTCGAGCAGAGCGCGACACCGTCACCGCCAATGTTAGCGTTGTAGGTTGTGGCCGTGTTCAAGATGTTCGAGCCGTAGATTTCCTTGGTCTGCTGGAAGGACTCAATCAGACCGAGGTTCGAAGGCTGGAACTGCGTCTTGTACAGGTTATCGTCGATGGCTTTGCGCGTGATGGCATAACCAAGAGCAATTTCATTGTGTTCTTGGTTGTACACATAACGCTCACCAGCGCCGTTGTCGAAGGACGTTTGACCGCCCTCAGTCTTCAACTGAGCAAGGCCGAGGTAACGCATTTCAGCGGTACGTTCGAGCGCCAGCTTCGAGTCATGCTTCGTGAAGATCTTGTCGTACTGAGATGGGATCATCTCGTACTTGCCTTCTACGCCCCGCAGGCCGGGGAGCAGAAGGTCTTTAATCGCTGAAAGATTAACAGCCATGGTACCTTACTCCCTTAAATGCCGGTCAAGGTCTTGGTGGTGACGTTGTTGAACGCAACAATTGCATAATTGTATGCGCCAGCTTCGGAACCATTCGAACCCGGAGGGGCGGTGTCGAGGCCAACGACCTTAAACGGCAGCGTGGCTGTCGTTGTCGGCGTGACGGTGATGTCGATGTATGCGCCCGAAAGGCCGCTCATCGTGTTGGGGGTGCCGTAAGCAAACTGCACGTTGGCACCGATGTCCGAAGTGGCGAGGCCCGTCGAGGACGAACCACCGACCTGTGCCAAGAACTTGGCATTCGGATCGTTGACGATGTAGACTTCGACGGTGTTCGTCGAGGCAACGTCAGCAGCGCCCCAGAAGTTCGACCAAACGGTGCGCTTCTGCGAGACGGACAGATACTTGCAGCCGACAAAGATGCCAGCGAGAATGCCAGTGCCCGGAGTGGTCGGATAAATCGAACCGTTCGAGTTCTGGAAGACGGGATCACCGAAATACATAGCAGCGGTATTGTAGGCGCAGAAGCCCACATTCTGCTCGTAAGTCGGAGCAGAACCAGTACCGCTGTACTGGCTAAAACCGAAAGGCGCAAAAGTGTTGGCCATGACGGATCTCCTTTTGGGAAGCCATCATCGCACACCGGGGCGACTAAGACTGAGGTTTTCGGACCTCCACACCGGGGGAGGTAGACCGATAAATCCTTTATTTTTCCGTCTTTGTCAACATTCCATAAAAAGGGCGGCATATAGCCGCCCGATTTACCCTATTTCCCCTACTGGGGAATTGGAATTGAGTCGTATGATTTCCGGATATTGACCAGCGACTGGTCTTTATTCGCCCGCTCAAACTGACCGCCTTCTGCGGAATTAAGCTGGGCTTCCTTCTGCCTGACCTGATTGCGCGCCTTGCGGAGTTCAATGGCGCGGGCTTCGTCAGAAATTTCTGACGGGCGCTCCATCAGGACCATGCCCTTGCGTTCAATTGTCGGGTGATTGCCATTATTCGGCATGTACGACGGGTGACGCGACGTCGGAACTGGCTCCCAACCTGCGCGGGCCAAGGCGACCTGATACGCAGGGTCTTCAGCGCCAAGCAGAAGTTTGCGCTTCCACTCATATTCCCAACCCGGCGGGATGTCGTCTTTGTTGATGTAAAAGTCGTCCGTGCCCTCATCCAGATCGCCAAGGTGATCGCGGAGTTCAGCC